GACCACGTGAGGCGTTCCACAGACGTCACCGGCAACCACCGTCGTCAGATGGACGAGCAGGGAATCCCGCTCGGAGAGGGCGATGAGTTCAAGCCCGATACGGCGAAAGCCGCCGAGTACACCCAGTGGGCGGGTGACATGCTGTGGCGGCGACACCTGGGGCTGGAGACGTGGCCACTCAACCCAGTCGCGAAGCTGCCCCAGGAGTTCTTGGACTTCGTGGCATTCCACGGCCTGGAGGTTCGGCAGTGAAGAGACATCACCCGAAGGGTCAGGCTCGGCCTGGCACGAAGCGTGAGGCGCGGCTGCTGCAGGAGGCATTCGGCCGGGCGCGCTTCATCGAGACGATCAAGCGGCTGGCTGTGGAGCCACCGCTCGCTCGGCGGCGCGACTACACTGGCCGCAAGCTGCACTACGTTCCAGGGGAGGAAGGGCAGCCGGACCTGGGCATTCCGGGTCTCCGCACGCCCTACGGCGCCCGCTTGATGAGGCGCCGCCGAGCCGCCAACAGGGTGGCGAAGATGAGCAGGAGGAGGAATCGTTGAGCAAGCAGAAGTTCGAGCGGATGCCCTCGCGCATCCACACGTTCAGCGGCCGGATGGTCGATCCGCTGGACCTGCAGCCCGAGGACGTCTGCATCGAAGACATCGCGCACGCGCTCTCCTGCCAGTGCCGGTTCTCGGGACATCTTCGGGACTTCTACTCGGTCGGGCAGCACTGCGTCCTGGCCTCGCGGATCGTCCCACCGGAGTTCGCGCTCGACGCGCTGCTGCACGACGCGGCCGAGGCGTACCTCCAGGACATGGCGAAGCCGCTGAAGAACCACCCGCGCCTGGGCCAGGCGTATCGCGGAGCAGAGCAGAGGATCGAGGCCGTCATCGGCGAGGTCTTCGGTGTGACGTTCCCGTTCCCCGGCCCGGTCAAGGAAGCTGACATCCGGCTGCTGGTCACCGAGGCCCGCGACCTGCTGCACGGCACCGACGACTGGGCCTACTACCGGGACGTCGAACCGCTGCCCGCGCGCATCGTGGGCTGGAGTCCGAAGCGGACGGAGCGGACCTTCCTCGCTCGGTATGCAACCCTCAAGGAGGAGGCGTGATGGGCCAGGACATGCTCATCGGCATCAACGGCAAGAAGTACGCGGGCAAGAACACGGTCGGCGACATTCTCGCCCGCAACCACGGATTCAGGACGGCCTCGTTCGCCGACCCGCTGAAGCGGAGCTTCGCGGCCCTGCTCGACGTGCCGGTTGCGTTCATCGAGACCTTCAAGAGCGACCCCGGCGCGATCTTCGGCATCACCGTCGCCGAGCATCAGATCGTCCGCGCGATGACCCTGCGCGAGGCTCTCCAGCGCTACGGCACGGAGGCGCACCGGGACGTGTTCGGCAGCGACTTCTGGGTGGACTACGCGATGGCGAACCTGCCCGGAGACGGCGAGGCCGTCTGCTTCACCGACGCCCGCTTCGACAACGAGCTGTCGGCGATCATCGCGAAGGGCGGCGTCAACATTCGGGTCGAGCGGCCCGGCCTGGACGACTCTGACACACACGCATCGGAGGCTGACCCGGACCCGGCGCTGATCGGCTACGTCATCGAGAACGACGGCACGATCGAGGAGCTGGAGGAGAAGGTCGCAGCCACGCTCCAGCACATCATCGTCGCCGCCCACGGCTTCACGGAGGTGCAGGCATGACTGCGAAGGCACGGACGACACGACAGTCCCCGCGTCCGCGCGGGCGCGCAGGACTGCGCTCGAAGTGCGCGGTGGACTTCGGCCCCGACCACTGGGTCATCGTGAAGGGCACCGTCGAGCAGGTCTCGCGCAAGATTAACGACGCAGTGAACGGCCCGGACATGCTGGTCGAGCTGGAGCGCTTCGACGGCACGCCCCTGTTCATCCACGCAGCGAAGGTCATCCTGGTCGGTGTTCCGGCGTGACGCTGCGGCTGTCCAACAGCGAGATGAAGCAGTGGCGGCGCTGCCGGAGGCAGTGGTACTACTCGACCTACAAGCGGCTGGGCAAGATCGTGGAGGAGGAGCCGGGCGGAAGCCTCTCGATCGGCAACCTCGTCCACGACGCGCTCGCGCTCTACTACGAGCCGCTCCCTCCGCGTAAGCGGAAGCGGCCCGACCCGGTCGCCTTCATCGAGCAGGTCGCCGCTGCGAAGCTGGAGAGGATGCCCGCGCTGGAGAAGGCGATCCTGTCCGAGAAGGAGCTGTGCGTCGCGATGGTCGTCGGCTACCTGGAGTGGCTGGAGGAGACCGGCGCGGATCAGGCTCTGCGGGTCGAGGGATCGGAGCGGACCGTCGAGGTGCCGCTCAAGGTCGAGGAGCCGGGCATCACGCTCATCTCGAAGCTCGACGCGCCGGTCACCCGTGAGTCGGACGGCATGCGGCTGGCCCTGGAACACAAGACCGTCCAGACCCTGGAGCAGAACATGCCGCTGCTCAAGCTGGACACGCAGCTCCTGACGGAGCACCTCGCGCGCTTCCTGCACTCGATCGAGGAGGGCGCGACGCCCGAGGAGGCCATGCAGCAGTGCCACGGCATCCTCTACAACATGCTCCGCAAGGTGAAGCGGACCGCTCGCGCGCAGCCGCCATTCTACGGCCGTGAGGACGTCCCGCACAACATCATCGAGCTGCGGAACCACTGGCGCCATGTCGTCGCGATCGGCCGTGAGATTCAGGCGGCGACCGCAGCGCTCGACGCCGGGGCGGACCACCACGTGGTGTGCCCGCCGAACCCCACGCGCGACTGCTCGTGGGACTGTGCCTTCCTGCCGGTCTGCGTCATGAACGACGACGGTTCCGACATCGAAGGCGCGCTCGCGGCCATGTACGTCGAGCGCAATCCTCTGGCCCGCTACGAGAACGCGCTCGCGCTATCCTCGGAGGCGGGGATGGAGGGAGAAGGAGGAGGATGATGAGGACTACCCTGACGGGCCTCATCCACGGCGAGTCTGGCGTGGGCAAGAGCTGGTTGGCGGACACCGCCCCGGCGCCGCGCCTGATCCTCGACCTGGAGGGGCGCGCACAGTACACGCCCAGCGGTCCGAAGATCGCCTGGGTACCACCGGCCGACCCGCCGGTCTACGACGGGAGTTGGCAGACGTGCGTGGCGACGATCGCTGACTTCGACACGCTGCAGTGGATTTACACCTGGCTCCGGTCGGGACGGCATCCGTTCAAGAGCGTCGTGATGGACTCCTTGATGGAGGCCCAGAAGCGCTGCATCGATGCCGTCGCCGGAGTCAACATGCTCGACCAGCAGGACTGGGGCACGCTGCTGCGGCGCCTGGAGTCGCTTGTCCGCAGCTACCGCGACCTGACCCTGCTGCCTGACAACGCCGAGTGCGTGCTGTTCATCGTCGGCACGAAGGACTCAGACGGCACGAAGCGGCCGCTGCTCCAGGGGCAGCTCGCGACAACGGTTCCCTACTACCTCGACGTGGTCGGCTACTACTACGTCGCGCCCGTGGCAGGAACGGACGGGCAGCCGGTGTATCAGCGCAGCCTGCTGGTCCACCCGCAGCCGGGATTCGTGGCGAAGGACGGGACCGGGCGGCTGCCTGGGCCGGTCATCCCGAACCCGAACATCGCGCAGCTCATGGAGCTGCTCGGCAACGGCAACCAGCCGCAGCCTATCGCTGCGGCAACGGAAGGAGTTGCAGCATGACCGACACGGTCACCGTCAACGAGCTGCTGGAGGCGTACGACGACACCCGCGAGGTGCTTCCGGTAGGCCCGTACCACTTCATCGTCAAGGGCGCGAAGGGCAACGGCGGAGCGAGTCCGTACATCTCGCTCAAGTGCCAGGTGCTCGACGGCCCCTACGCCGGGAAGTTCCTCTACTTCAACCTCTCGGCGACGTCGCGGGCATCGGGCATCCTCGCCCAGAACCTCGCGGGCTTCGGGCTGTCGAAGGACGTCCTGGTCGCGGCGGGCTACGCGGCCCTGCCTTCGGTCGAGGCGTACCTGCAGGCAGTCGCGAAGGCGCTCGAAGGGCGCGAGGCCAACGCCCAGGTCGAGATCAACACCTACAAGAACAAGCAGTCCAACCAGTTCCTCATCGGCGGCATCCAGCTCGTCTCGGCTCCGGCACTCCCGGCGCCCGTCGCTGGCGTGCCGGTCACCGCGACGCCGGTCGCGACTCCGGCGGCAGCCCCGGCTCCGGTTGCCGAGGTGCCCGCCCCGGCGCCGGTCGCAGCGCCCGCAGCGCCCGTTGTGGCGGCTCCGCCGCCCGCAGCCCCGGCTGCGCCCGCTCCGGCCGCACCTGCGGCTCCTGTGGCGCCTGTGGCGCCTACACCCGAGGCTCCGGCCGCAGCGCCGGTAGCTCCGGCGGCACCGGCCCCGGCCGCGCCCGTAGCGCCCGTTGCCGAGGCGCCTGCAGTCGGTACGGTGACTGGTGATGACCCCGCGTTCTAGCGGATCGACGGAGGGCGCGGCGCAGCAGGTTTGCGCCGCGCCCGACTGCGATGAGACCTTCACGCCGACTCGCTCGACGCAGAAGTTCCACTCGCCAGCCTGCGCCAAGCGGACGTCGAATCGCGTGCGGTCATCTCCTCGCGGACCCGGCGGTGTGTCGCGCGTGCGCGAGGGCGAGGTCAACACCGAGGAGATGCTGCAGCAGGAGAACCAGGAGCTGCTGGCGTCGCTCAACCAGGCGCGCAAGAGCGCCGTCCGTGACGAGCGGATTCTTCGGCTGCTGGAGCAGCGCATCCCCGCGCTGGAGGTGCGTTACACGCCACGGCCACCGCTCAAGCACGAGCCGAAGTTCACTCCGCACTCATTCGTCCTGCAATGGTCGGACCTGCACGCTGGCGAGCAGGTCTTCCTCGACCAGATGGGCGGCGTCAACGAGTACGACTGGGGCATCATGCTCCGGCGCCACGACCAGATCATCCGCGCGATCGAGTCCTTCAAGCGCAACCGCCCGTACCCGATCCCCGAGCTGGTGATCGCGATGGGCGGCGACATGGTCACGGGCGACATCCACGACGAGCTGAAGATCACGAACGAGAAGGTCATCATGGAGACGGCGCTCGACCTGGGCATGGACGGCGCCCGGTTCATCGAGCGGCTCGTCCCGCTGTTCGAGCGGATTCGCGTCTACGGCGTGACCGGCAACCACGGACGCACGACCCGGAAGCCGACCGCCAAGAACCGCTTTGACAACTACGACTGGATGGTCTACCACCTGCTCAAGCTGCAGCTCGCGAACTACCCGAGCGTCGAGGTCACGATTCCCAAGAGCGCCTACGCCTGGTTCGAGGTGCAGGGCCAGACTTGCTTCATGCTCCACGGCGATGGCATCCCGACGAACATGCCGGGCATCCCCTGGGGAGGCGTGCAGCGCCGGACGCGCGAGCTGGAGCGGCAGTTCGAAGCGATCACGGGCGGTATCGACCACTTCCTCGTGCACCACTTCCACCAGCCGAACGTGGTGGACAACAAGCGCATCATCGTCAACGGCTCCGTCAAGGGTCCCGACGAGTACTCGATCCAGAAGTACGGTGCCGGGTCACCGGCCTCGCAGAACCTCCTGGTCTTCCACCCGCGTCGCGGCATGACCGAGTGGATTCCGCTGGAGCTGCAGGAGTACTGATGCCCCGCAAGCGTACCGACCGGCTTCCGGCCGCGTCGGGCAAGCCCTACGCGGCTCAACCGCACCGTCCGCTGACGGCGCAGGCGAAGCTCATCGCCGAGCTGGACGCGATGGGCATGAGCCGTGACGAGATTGCCGAGGCTGTGGAGTGCCGTCGCGAGCAGGTGTCGGTGCTCCGCAGCCGCGAGGACTACCGCGACTACCGCGACGAACGCGCGCTGGCGCAGCAGGCCCGGATCGAGCCGCTGCTCACCGGCGTCAAGGCCCGTCACGCCGAGCTGCTGCGTGAGGCGCAGTCCCTTCTGAGCGAGGCGCTGAAGGCGACGATGCCCGAGAACGAGACGCCCAACTGGACCGTGCGCCTGGAGGCCGTGAAGCACATCATCGCGCTCGGCGGGATGTCCCTGTTCAAGCAGGCCGTCGCCGAAACGCCCGGCGCCCTCGCTGGAGCTGCGGCCAGCGCGACGCTGGTCGTACACTTGAGTGAAGACGGCAAGGCTCAGATCATCGAAGGCGACGCAGAGGAGGTGGACCCGGATGGCGGAGATCGGGAAGGAGATTGAGCGCATCACTGTCGCTCCCGAGCCTCTCCCCGAGGCGGTGCCCGAACCTGACCTGGCGCCCGACTTCGACCCGGTCGAAGTGCCAGCCGAGGACCCGGCCCTCGTCCCGGCATGAGGCGTGCGCCGATCATCGTCGGCGACACCGTTATCGACGCGATCGTCGGGTATCGAGGGTGGAGGATCATCGTCAGGGACGGTCAGTCGGAGCTGCGGTCGGTCTACGCCCAGGAGACGCGCTGGCAGGTTGGTGAGCCGCTGGAGGCGGAGTGCAAGTGCCGCTCGCGCCGGTCGGTCTACGAGGGCGGCGAGCGCATCCACACCTGCGGCATCTACGCCTACGACTTCCCGGTGTTCGGGATGCAGGTCCCGGCGCGCGCGGAGCAGTTCTTCGGCCACCAGTTCGTCTACGGCGAGGTCTACCTCTGGGGCGAGGTCATCCGTCACGAGAAGGGCTACCGAGGAACCGTCGCGACCCCGGCCGGATTCTACAAGCCTCCCGGCGACTCGATCCTCGCACGCCACGTCGAGCTGGCGGCGCTGCAGTACGACGTCGCCCTCCTGATGCCGCCGATCATTCGCCCATGACGCAGAACACCGAAAAGACGTCACCGCTTGTCACCGTACGGGAGCTTGACGATCTTGTCACCGTACGGGAGCCAGCTCGCCGGAAGAAGCGGAAGCTGCCGAAGGTCATCTCCGGCGTCGAGGCCGAGCGACTTTTTCAGGTTGTGCAAAGTGAAAAGGACGGCGTGCGGAACGTCGCGATGCTCGCCTTCATGTACTACGCCGGGCTGCGCGTCTCAGAGGTCTGCAACCTCGCCCTGCGCGATGTCTCGCGCGAGGGTGTGATCCGCCTGTACGACGCGAAGGGCGGCGACGGCACCGCCTACTTCGCCGTGGACATTGTGCTGCCGCTGCTCGACCGCTGGCTCCAGGTCCGTGATGCCTGGGCTGGCAACAGCAACCTGATCTTCGTGATGCGGAGCGGCAGGCCTGTCTCGACGCGCTACCTGCAGCGGCTGCTGAAGAAGGCGAAGGAGGATGCCGGGATCATCGGCATCTGCACGCCGCACGTCCTCCGCCACTCGTTCGCGACGTCCCTGATCGAGGAAGGCTACACTCTGCCGGAGGTGCAGCAGGCGCTCCGTCACGCGAATCTCCAGACCACCGCCATCTACCTACACGTCCACGACGAGGCGCTGCGGCGCAAGCTCACACGCAGGGGAGGTGAAGCATGAACGGCAAGCTGAACATCCACCCGAAGGTGGCCGGAGCAGGTCTGAGCGGATCGCTCTCCCTGATCATCCTCTGGGCCATCCACTACTGGGTCACGGTGCCGACGAACGTTGCGGCCGCGTTCGCGGTCGTGCTCTCGTTCGCGGGCGGCTACCTCGCACCGATCCTCGGCACCGAGGCGCCGACCCCGGCCGATCCGGTGCCAGGCCCGACCGGACCGCCGGGTCCGCCTGGCCCGACCGGACCGCCGGGTCCTCCGGGACCGCCTGGTCCTTCCGCCTAGCAAGCAACACGGGAGGGGCGCTTCGGCGCCCTTCCTGGTTGCAGAACGTGCCGCCGGAGGCTCGGTAGACTCGACCGTATGAGCGACGATCTCCTAGCGCGTATCGACCGGCTGTCCCGGCGGCGTCAGGAGCTGTGGGCCTCTGGTGATGCGAAGAACGAGGTGGCGGCAATCTCGCGCCAGCTCGCGGAAGCCTACGAGGACGTCCGGCAGCAGCGAGCGCGCAGGCACGGTGCCGATCGTGCGGCGATCGTGAAGACCGCTCGTGTCGAGTCGGAGCTGGAACGGCTCATCTCGGCCTCCCCGCGCCGTTCTTGAACTCTACCCGTTCGAGGGATACAATCCGTCGTGCCCTGCCCGATAATCCGGGTATGGAGACCAACCGAACGGAGGCCACAATGTTCCAGGTCAACGAGAACACCCGACCAGGCCGGATGCTGGCGCAAGGTCGGCTGACGGTCACCTTCCTCTCGCCGAGCGGCACGCACCTCACGGTGACCGCGAAGGCGCGGAAGGCGCCGGAGAGCGAAGGCGCCCGGTGGACGCGCAGCAACCTCGCCGAGGCCAGCGTCGTCTTCTTCGAGGTTCCCAACGCGAGCGGCGGCTGGAACGACCGCATCGCCAAGTTCACCCGCGCACGCGGATTCGTCCCGCAGCCCGGCGCCGATCCCGCGCGCATCTGGGCTGCCAAGCAGCTCGTCCGCTACGCCCGAGGCGAGGTGCTTCCGGCGGGCCTCGTCGCCTACGAGGAATGCTCCTGCGGACGCTGCGGCCGGGCGCTCACCGATCCGGTCAGCATCGAGCGCGGCATCGGCCCCGAGTGCTACGGCCTGATCACCGGCTCGCAGCACGAGCGGCGCGACGGCGCCGAGACCATCTGCACCGCCGAACAGCGCCGCGAGCGGAACGCCGCGCGGATCGCCCGACGCCAGGAGCGCGCCGCACGCGCCCGCGAGCAGGCACGCGCCGCCCGCTTGATCGGCGGACACGAAGGCGAGCGGATCGCCGAGGGCCTTGACCGGCTGGCCGCGATCCTCGCCGAGAACGCGAAGTCCGAGCTGCCCGAGGACGCCGAGCTGCTCGCGGGCGAGCTGGTAGGCTGATCCTGATGGCCGAAGCCTTCACGATCAAGGGCAAGATCAACGGCGCCGACGCCCAGGTCTCCTGGGCGGACGGCGTCTTCGACTCCGACGATGCGCGGCACCTCGTGGACACGGGCGCGTCGATCGCCTGGACGCCCACCGGCCCCTGGGTGAAGGCGGCAGCCAGCCCCGCGCCCGATGCCTTCATGACGGCGCTCTCGCTGTTCGACAGCCGTGCGACGGTCGAGCTGGATGACCAGGGCAAGGCTCTCGCAGTCGGAATCGCCGACGAGCTGGCGATCCCAAGCGGCGCGCTCGCCTAGCCGACAGCCAGCACGCCGAGCAGCCACCGGCGCATATCCAGGTCCATGAGCTTCCGGCGACCCGCCGTCTCGAACAGCGACTCCAGGCCCATCGTCAGCAGCTCGTAGTTGCGGCCGTCGTAGTACTTTCCCATGTAGATGTCGCTGAACTTGTCCTCGCGGAAGCGTTCGTCACGCCCATAGCCTGGAGCGCCCTTGAGCACTTCGCCCTCAGTCCGGCGCTGATAGTAGGCACGTTCCAGGCGGACGACCAGCGAGTTCATGTCCTCCACTTCGTGCCCCAGCTCGTGCAGCGCGGTCGAGAGGCCCTTGCCGTCACCCGCGATCCGCGAGTCGCTGTTCGAGACCTTGATCTCTGCCCACGATCCCTGGTTGCGGTGGTAGCCACGCCGGGCTGACCCGGCGTCGATCTCACGCATGTCCCTGATCCAGTCACGGGGCAGGTATTCCTGGGCCTTCGTGAGCAGCTTCTCAATCCTCTCGCGAGACTTCGAGTCACGGAGGAAGTGCCCGAACCTCACGCGGACGCCCGCGCCGCTGCCCATGTCCCTGATCTGGGACATGACGTCCTTGATGGCCTGCCGTCGCGCCTTCACGTAGTCCACCTCGATGGCATCGACCTTCGCCTTGTACTCGTTGACCTTCGCCCACTCATCCTGGGAGCGCCGGAAGAACGCGCTGCTCAGCTCCGTGGTCTTGTCGGTCAGCTCCACCACAGCCGGGTCGTGGAGGATCGCCCGACGCAGCTCTGGCTCCTGATACATGCTCACGTCACGGAACCGGGTGTACTTGCCGTTTGACAGCCGCAGGGTAGTCGCGTCATGGAGCGCGCTGAGCTGCTGCTGCGAGGCGCGGTACTCGGCCTCAATCGGCGCCATAGTCTCCTCGCGGACGTCGAGGGCCTTGTTGTAGGCGGACTGGGCATCCTCGAAGGCGTACTGGACGTCCTTTGGCATCGCGTCGCGGATCGCGTCGTCAATCCTCGTGCCGAGGTCGATGACGCTGTCGAGTCCGGCGTCATCGATCGTGACCTGATGCAGGTCCATGAGCTGCCTGCGGACAGCCATCGTCGCCTGGTACAGGTCGCCGCCCATCGCGGGCACGGCCACGGGCACCGGCGCTGGCGGGACGACCGGTCGCGGCGCCGGAGGAGCCTTCTCCAGCAGCCCCTTGAGCCGGTCGCGCTCGGCGATCTCGTCGGCCAGCCGCTGCCGCACCTCGGGCAGCTTCCCGTCCCGGTCGCCGTTCGACTCCAGGCGCTTGATCCGCGTCTTGAGTCCGCTGATCTTGTTGTTCTGGGTCGTGATCTTGGCGCGAATCTCGTCGGCCGTCATGTCCGGCTCGGGTGGCAGCACAGGCTCGGGCGGCTTCTCGGCGACGGAGCGCCAGATGCCATCCGGCCCGCGCATCTCGATCTTCGCGACGCCCAGACCGTTGCCGAGTGTTCCTCCGTCGATCGTCCAGTACGGCCCGCTCCTGACGAGCTGTCCCTCGACCTGGCCACCGCCCTGATACGTGATGCGGACGGTGTTGCCGTCCAGCGGATCGAGCGCGGCGTTGAACTTCGTCTCGTTCCAGTCGTCGCCGATCGTGACCGGCTCGATCGGCGGAGGCGGAGGCGGAGGCGGAGGCGGAGGCGGAGGCGGAGGCGGAGGCGGCGTTTCTCCCCAGGGATCATCCAGGCCGCGAGCCTTGCCCTCCGCACGCAGCGCAGCGACAGCCTCGGGATCGTTCGCCTCGTGCTCGACGCGATCCCAGACGTCCTTGAGCTTCTCGTCGGACATCGCCTTGAAGTTACGGAGCCTGCCCTCCGGCGACCGTCCCGTCTTAATGCCGGGGCGCTCGGGAGGCAGCGGACGCTCGACCGGCGGCGTCTTCCCGGCGATCCGGTCCTTCAGCTCTTGACGCTTCTTAAACTCGCTCTCCAGCCGCGCCTGTACCTCGGCATAGCGCGCGTCCGACTCGTCCAGGTTCTTCAGCCGGGTCTTCAGTCCCGAGATGCGGTTGTTCGTGGACGTGAGCTGAGCGCGGAGGTCATCCACGAGTGTCGAAGTCGGCACGTATCCAGCAGCCCGCGAGCCATCCGGCAGCTTGCGTGGCGACGACGAGAGCGTGCTACCCGGCCCGGACGCGTAGCGGGCGCCAGGCTCCGGCATCGGCGACAGGATCGGCCCCTGCGTCTGCGGCCCATACTCGTCGGCTGCAGGAGTGCCCTCGACCGTGACCGGTCCTCCGCCATTGAACGGCTCGTCCGGCGGCAGCCACTCGTCCCCGGTCTCGGGATCGGTCAGCTCGGGGATCGCCTCGCAGCGGCAGTTCGGATGCCAGGGCGGAATGTCGTCGTCCATCGTGTGGACCATCTCCGCAGCCTCCACGCACTCGTCGCAGGGGTCCTCGCTGTCGATGCCGATGCTCGGCCCGGTGGCGATTGAGGACGTCCAGCCGGAGATGCCGTTCGCGGCGTAGGCGTTCATCGACGTAGCCGTCCACACCGCTGCCGTCTCCGTGCGTGCGATCCGGTCCACCTGGTATGCCTGGAGCTGCGGCCACTCGGCGGCGATCTTCTGACGAACCTGCTGAATCGTCCACGGGTGGCGTGGGTCGCAGGCCTCGTTGATGATCTGGGTCAGGCGATCGACGTGGTCGCCGTAGAGGTTCTGGATGACCTTCGACCCACGCACGGCGTAGAGCGCGTTCGCCATGTTCTGCGGATGCGCGTAGGCCCAGGTCTTGTTGATGCCAAGATGCTCCAGGCTGATCTGCCCAGCGGCGGCGTCAGTCTGCATCGCCATCCCGAGGTACATCTGCAGCGCACCGGCGAGCATCGATGCCTCGTTGATCTGGGCCATCAGCCGAGCACGCGCCTCCTGGCTGTTCGGCGTCCCGTCCTGCGGCTGGTTCGGGTCGGCCTTGCGGATGGCACGCAGCAGGCGCTTGACGACGCCGGGGCGCTGCTCCGTGTAGGAGTACTGGATCGCAGCGTCGATGTCGAGCTTCGAGTGGAAGTCGTCCGAGATACGCGTCAGCCCAGCGCCCCACACCTCCCGCTCGTGTGTGATGAGCGTGGCGTACCGCTTGGCGGACACCTGCCGCGTGCGGTGCGTGCGGCTTGCGTTCTGGACGACGGCGAATCGACGGCGAAGGATGCGGTGGTGCTCGCGGTTCAGCTCGCGAGCAGCCGCGAGGTTCATTCCTCGCGCGTAGCCAGCTCTGCGATTCGCGACTCGATGTTCCGCGACGCTTCGAGCGACTCGCGCGTCTCCGCGAGGAGGAGCGCCATCGCCGGGTCGTGGCCATCGCCGCGAGCGTTGTGCAGCAGCCCGCCGGAGCCAGTCGGGACGGCGCCGGGCTGTCCGGCCTGCGCTGCGGCTCCCGGCAGCTCGGTGAAGAGCTTGTCGTTGTACGGCGACTCGACCATCTCGGGCGCGATGACGTCGCCGGTCGCCGGGTCGATCGTCCCAGTATCCGGGCCGACCATCGGCTCGCCCGTGGCCGGGTCGAGCAGCGGGTTGCCCTGCTCGTCTACCATCGGCACCTGCTTCGGGACCATCAGCGGCCCGAGCTTCAGCCGGTTGCGCGCCTCTCGCAGCGTGATGAGGTCTCCGTGGAAAGCGATCACGGCCAGGTCCAGCTCCTCGCGGTCGGTCTCGATGTCGAGATCGTCCATCTGGATGAACCAGGCGGGCTTCCACGCCTGTGCCTTCTTCAGCTTCGCCTTCTGCGTCTTCGCCTGGCGCGTGCCGTTGGCGCCGGTGGCAATCGCGTACTCGACCGAGATGAAGCGGTTGAGCCTCGACGCCAGCAGCTCCTGGCCCGGCCCGACCACGCCCTCCTTGTAGACCCGGTTCGCCCACTCTGCGACGTTGCCGCCGAGCGGTCCGGTCTTCGTGTTCGCCAGGCGCTCCGCCGGAACGCGGTGCGAGACCATGATCGCAGCGTCGGCGCGGTCGCCGAGCTTCTCGAAGCTGCCCTCCTGTGGCGCCTTGCCCGAAAGCTGCTGGAACTCGATCGTGCCGTTGCCCTGGATCGGGATGAGGATGTTCCGGTGCGGCTGCCGCAGGTCCACCGTGAACGCGCGCCGAATGTCCTCTTCCAGGTTCGGGTCGTCGGCGATGTTGTTCAGGATGATCGCCCAGCGCGGCTCGCGTCGGTTGGCGAAGAAGAACAGGTTGTCATCGCGGACGGCGAGTGCGAGCGCGATCCAGCCGACCGACGACACGTAGCCGGGGATTCCGTACCACGTGGAGCGCCGCGCCGGGCGCTTGATGATGAAGAGGTCGTTGGCCGGAATCTTGACGCTCGACGTGCTGCCGGTCCGCGAGTCCACCTCGACCGGCGCTCCGTCCACCTCGACCGCTCCCCAGCGGCGGAACCAGACCTTGCGCGCGTCCCTGATCTGCGCCAGCTTGAAGCCCGCGCGGTGGGCGCGAACGGTATGCGCCGGGACGTGGTAGATGCGCTGCGCCACGCCGGACGGATCGCGAGCCACCTCGAACAGGCCCCAGCCGGTCGTCTCGACGTCGAGCCAGACGGCGTTGATCACCTCGCGCATGTCGAACTCGTCCGGCGCCAGGCTCTCGAACCACTCGGCCATCTCGTCGCGCTGCTCCTCCGGCGCCTCCTGCTCATCCACCGGCTCCCACTCCCAGCCGCGACCGACGATGTCGGCGGTCTTCTGCTCCAGCGCGGCGGAGTGAACCGGGTGGCTCTCGGCGAGGTAGACGAGCTGTTCCAGGCGGAAGGGAGGCTCCTGCAGTCCCTGCATCTGACCCGTGAACGGGTTTTCGGGGAGCTGCTGCGAGGCCCACTCGCCGATCGGGTTTCCCTGGTCGTCCAGGTACAGGACCTTCATGACGCGGCCCTGGCCGATCCCCGGCTCCTCGCGGACGGCCTTCGCTACGGCCTGCGCTGCCGCATCGAGGTTCGGCGGCTTGTCGGCGGATGCTGCAGGGCGGCGCGTCGCGCGCTTCGGCGTCGTCTTCTCGGGCATCACTGCCAGTCTACCGGCGACGCAGTTTGCCTGGAGTGCGTCTTCCCGGTAAGCTGGACCGGATGCGGCGCTGTTTGTATCTACGCCTCGCCTAGCCAGCCTTCGGGCTGGCCTCCCGTCTTGGGCGCGTGGTGTAAGAGGAAGCACGCCGGGCCGTAACCCCGCAGGTTCTCCTTCGAGTGGAGCCGCGCCCACTGGCCTCGACCGGTCGGCGAGGACCACGGCTGCAAACCGTGGCGCGCTGGGTTCGACTCCCAGGAGGTCATTCGTCCTGCCGGGCTGACGGAAACTGGCAAACCTACTCGGCTCAGACCCGAGTGCTTCTGGGTTCGAATCCCAGGCCCGGCACTTTCACTGAATCGGCCATCTTCACCGTCGCTGTGAAGATGGCCGATTCAGTGAAAATGGTCAGCGGGGTCGGATTCGAACCGACATCGTCCTGGCTCACGACCAGGGGCATTAGGCCGATTATGCTACGCCGCTGCCGACAGGCGCACTCGGAGTCGAACCGAGCTGGCGAGGGTTGGAGCCACGCCGCCTCCCAGAGGTACGCCCAGCTCCGACACCAGGAATCGAACCTGGGACCTCCCGGTTAACAGCCGGGCGCTCTACCTGCTGAGCTATGTCGGAATCTGGGTGGCAGGACTCGAACCTGCCATCTCTCCGGCCCAAACGGAGCGGGGCGCCACCTCCCCTTCACCCAGTCGGTGAAGCGAGGCTGCGGGGAGAGGATTCGAACCTCTACCTCCAGGTTCAGAGCCTGGCGACCTGCCGGTTAGTCAGACCCCGCAGCGAGTATCAGCCCTGGGCGGGCTGGTGATTCGGCTGCGGATGCCAGCGGCGTCGCATATCATCAGCTACCTTACCGGAATGCAGTGGGCCTGGCTCGGAATCGGCATCGCCATCTGGTGGAGGCTCGGAGTCCTCGGCTACCACGTTCGGCGCCTGGCCGACCACCACGAGCGGTGGCCCGCGCCTGTGTCCGATGAGCCGCCCGCGACCGATCCGTCGCAGACGCCGTAGCGCGCCGACACAGGCGCACACGTGGCCGCACGCGGCCTGATTTCGCCTATACGTTGGAGACCGTGCCGATGCGCCCGGTCTGGTAGGCCAGCGGTGCGTGCTCGATGGCGATAGCCAGGCTCATCACGGCGTCCTGCTGGATCGCGTCGTCGGGAATCTGGTAGCCCCGAACCTCCTCATCAAGCTGCGGCACCTGATCCGGGTCCCACTTGATCGACCAGCGCTGCAGACCGAGCCGCAGGCCCTCGATGATCTTGGCCTTACTCGGCTTCGACGTCGTCCAGCCGTGAACCTGATCTTCGGGCAGCTTGAGGTTCTCGCGCACGGCCTTTCCCATCGCGTTGTCCTCGATCGCGGTCGGGCCGGGATAGGTCTTGTGCATCGTCTCGATCTCCGCCTGCATCTGCGGGTAGCTCGCACCGACCAGTCGCTTCCAGGCGACGACGTCCATGACGATCGCGCCGCCGTCGTAGCTCGACAGCCGCAGCACCGTTCCGACCGCCGCGTCTGTCTGGCCGATGTCCCACGCCTTCACGTACTTCGCGCCAGGGATCGGCGGCTGCAGGCCGTAGGCGTCTTCGGCTGCCTTGTCCACCTCGGCGCTCTTGAACACGAACTCGCCGCCGCCGAAGAGCGCGTCCTGCCAGGTGAGAGCGTACTCCCGGCGGAAGTCTTCTTCGGACATGCCGGAGCGCTGCTCGCGCAGCCACTTCTCGTCGCGATCCGGGCGCTCCAGGGCGCCGATGAAGCAGGAGTGCATCGGGTGTCCGTGATGGTCGATGATCCGGCCGTCCATCGTTCGACGCCACATGGTGGCCGACTCGTCCTGCGGTCCGACGCCGGTCGTGAGGATGTGCAGCGACCCGTGCGCGGACGGCTGGACGGCCTTCCAGACCGCGCGCTGCTTGCCCTCCATCGCGGCCAGCTCGTCCACGTGCGCGTGCGTGCAAGCCTGGCCACGGGCCGGGTTGCGCGACGTCGGGTACGCGCGAATCATCCGCCGGTGCGCTGCGTCCACGCCGATTCGGTACTCGTGGTTCGTGTCGCGGATCGTCGGGAGCTGCCACTCCTCGGGGAGCTGGGTCAGACCGAACTTGACGGCCTCCAGCTTCTCCATCGCCTCCTCATCGCGGTGGTCGATGATGTGGACGCGGGCGAGCGTGTCGCGGAAGCGCATCACCCAGCCGTCGAACGCGCACTCGATCGTCGTCTCGCCGAGCTGCCTCGCCTTGAGGTAGTAGACCCACGGATGCTCCTCGGCGATGCGGACCCACTCCTCCTGCGCGGGCCACAGCTCCTCACCCAGGATGCGCGTGACGCCCGTGCGCCCATCGATGAAGCGCCAGTGGTTGAGGAACTGCCGGAAGGATGTCGCGGCCGCGACCAGCTCGTTACGGGCCTCGTCGTTGGAGCGGAAGTGCTCCAGGTACTTCGGGTCGATGTCGATCTCTCGGCGACGGCTCATGACAGCTCGATGTCGAAGGTGAACCACGACCCGGCTGCGGCGGGTGGGCAGCCGGACAGGTCAGGCCCGGTGAAGTTGCAGACCCAGGACGAGGCACCGCTCGGATCGTAGAAGATGCCCGAGATAATCCCACCGCCGGTCTGCCCGAGGTCAAGGAAGTCGCCGGACGCGAAGCCGGTGGCGTACTCGTCCGCCTCGATGAACGCCTCGAAGTGGATGTAGACCGGAATGGTCAGGTTGGTGCCGAAGTCGTAGGTGGCGTAGACGTCTGCGCCCATGTTGTCCACCGTGGCGACGCCGCCGCTCATGGTCATGTCCGGCGATCCCGGCGGCACCTCCGCCTGGAAGGGCGGGACAAGCGTGCTGCCGCTGCCCATATCGAACAGGTCGTTGCCTCCCGGCGTGGACCCGATCTTGAGGTTGCGAATCTCGTGGTGGTTGATCGTGCTGCCGGAGAAGTAGGAGCCGATCTGGACGTAGCCGAAGAAGAACGGCCCTCCGGCGTTGAACGTCGGTGCGGCAACGCCGTTGATCTTGACGTCCATGTTGCTCCAGAGCACGCCGCCTCCGCCGCCTCCGCCTCCACCCGAGGTGCCGCTGCAGTCCATGATGACGATTCCGTTCGACCCAGGCTGCGCCGTGCCGACCTGGAGGAAGTAGCGGTTGCCCGCCGAGACCGTGAAGTTGAGCGGACCGTTCTGCGCGACGTCGAAGACGCTCGCCAGCTCTGAGAGCGCACCGAGCGAGCTGCCCTCCCACGCAGCGGCGATCAGGTTCAGCGGCCCACCTACTTCGCCGTTGTCGGAGGAGTAGGCGTCGAAGGCGAAGCTGCGGTTGAAGCTCAGCGAGTAGCCGAAGGACGTGACGCCTTCAGGCAGCTCGATCTCCAGCCACACGGTCTGGTAGACGTCACCGGCGCTGGGCATCGGCTCGCCCGGCTCGACGGTGTTGCCTCCCGCGATCCAGCGCGTGCTCGTGTCGATGCTCGGGACGGCGCTGAACAGTCCGGCGTACTCGAAGCGGTCGTTGTAGCTGGGATGCAGCTCCTTGATCTTCGCGCGGATGAAGATGCCCTGCGGACTCACGGAGCCACCGGGTGGCGCGGCCACGTCTCGTTGAAGTTGTCGGCGACGATGACGCCGCGCGCACAGAGCGGCGGGCCTGCTCCTGCCTGCAGGCCGATGATCTCGCCCCAGGTGTTCTGGCCGTTAGTGAAGCCGCCGCTCCAGGTCCCGCCGAACTCGATGTTGTCGCCGACCCACGGCCCGACCGGTCCGGCCAGTGTCTGCTCGCCGACGATCCAGCTCACGTTGTCGGCGCCCTGGCTGAAGACACTTGCGCGGACGATGACGCCGGAGTCATCGAAGACCCAGGTCGTCTGCGGGTCGATCACGCCAGTCGTGAAGTAGAGCGCAATGCCGAGACGGTTGTCGAAGCTCCAGACGCCTTCCTGGGTCGCCGGAGAGATATGTCCGGTCGATGGACGCACCGCAGTGAGGTTTCGAACATCCTGGTAGACGACCGAGAAGTCGCCGCCGGGACCGCCGGAGAGGTCCGGGATGAGCAGACACTGCGACGGGACGGACAGCGGCTCGACGCTGAGCAGGCCCTCGTAGGCCAGCGCGACGGCGCGAATCGTGTCCCACGGCCCGCTGAACTGCAGCGTGATCTCGTCGCCCGCGCGGATGCGGTTCAGCACCGCTGCGGAGTAGGTCTGGCTGTCTGCAGAGATCGACCCACCGAGGCTCTCGGAGTTTTCCGGGCCGAGCAGCGTGTAGAGGTTTTTGGCGCTGATGCAGTGGAAGTAGGTCTCCTGCACGGCGTTGTCGGTGAGGCTGACGAATGGCTGGTGCACAGCTCCTGCCGACATCCAGAAGACGATGATCGTCCGGCCCACGGTCGGCGAGCAGCGTGGGACGTCGATCAGAGAAGTGATGACGCAGGAGTCCGAGAAGTCGGCGGAGCCGTACCCAACCAGGCCGAGGAACTGTGGTGGGTTGACGGGCGGCTCACCTCCTACACTTGACCCGGCGCCGCCTCCGGCTGCGCCGGTCATGATGATGCGGCCCTTGCCTCCGGCGGCGGGCTTCCCTGGAGTCAGACCGGCCATGCCGGGCGCCCGCTAGGTGGACTGGTACATGCCCGCGATAGCGAGCACGCGCTTGAGCTGCTGCGCGTCGGCGAATCCGGTCAGGTCGAACAGCACCGCGATGTTCTTGTGGAAGGTCACGCCGTCGAGCAGAGTCGTCAGCTCGGTAGAGGTGAGCGCGACTCCATCCTTGTAGGTCAGCTCGTCCACGCCGACGTTCCCGGCGTTGATGTTGGCGAGCGCGGAACCGCCGTTGATCACCGTGTAGTTGGGCACAGGTCTAGTCTACCGGGCTAGCGCCCGTACCAGTCTCCGCCGAACGCCGCGCCGTAGTCGCCGCCCCAGACGCCGTTGAGCTGTCGGAACCAGCGGTCGTACCGCTTGCCGATCGCTTCCAGGGACCACCGCTCGACCGCATACTTGCGGACCACAGCCGGGCGCAGCGACGCGACGGTGTCGATCGCCTCGACCGCCTCCGGCAGACGCATGAAGCGTTCACCTGTGTATCCCGGCACTACCGTCTCGGTGAAGACTCCCCAGTCCGGCGCGATGACCGGCGTGCCCGACATCATCGCCTCGATCGCGACGTTGCCGCCCGGCTCGATGAAGCGGGTCGGCATGATGAGCGCGCGGGCCTCGGACATGAGCTGGCGCCGCGCCGCCTTGTCCGCCGGGCCGTAGAACTCGGCGTGCGGTCCGATGGAGATGTCGGTGAGGTTGTTGCCCTCCAGCGAGTGGATGCGACCCTCCCACACCTCGCCGCCGTTGCCAGCGATGATCAGGCGCCGCCCAGCAGCCTCGGCGATCTCGGACGCGATGTCGGGACCCTTGCGGAAGCAGATGCGGCCGAGGAAGAGCAGGTAGTCGCCTCGCTTGGAGACCGGCGGAGCGACGAAGTCGTCGGCGTCTACGAAGGGAGGGATGACGACGTCGTACCAGGCGCCATCATCCCAGCGCTTGTCGCCGTAGACCCAGTGCCGCCAGGCCACGGACTCGAAGGCGCGGAAGCGAGAGAAGATGCCCTTGTAGCCGACGAACGGCTCGCAGCTCGTCATGTCCTTGAGCCGCATGGCGATCAGCTCCTGGCAGCAGCCGCCGGTGAGCAGAACGAGATCGTGATGGTCGGCTCGGTGTTCGCGGATGGCCTTCACCGCGCGCTTGTTCGTGAGCCTCCACCAGTCGGACGTCGGGTCCCAGATGTCAGGGTAGAGCCGGTTGAAGTCGTGCTCGCCGAACCACTTGACCTGCTCGCGCCGGGAGACGATCGGGACGTGCTCGAAGCACTCGGCATCGTTCTCCTCGCCGCCGTAGATGACGACTTCGTAGCCGAGGCCGGTCATCATCTTCGAGAACTTGACGACCTTCTGGGTGTAGGCGCAGGTGAGGTGCGCGTCGGTCGTCTCGGTGTGCGGCAAACTTACGAGATGGAGGCGCATCGCGAAACTTTACCACGCGTAGACATAGACGGCGCCGTCCGCGCCCTGGCCACCCTGCCCGGCACCGGAGGTGTTGATCCCGGCGCCTCCGCCACCTCCACCTCCTCCGGGGAATCCACCAGCACCGCCATTGCCACCGTGCGTGCTGGACGACCCGCCGCCGGAACCTCCACCGCCTCCCCAGATGCTGTTGCCCGCCGTCCCCGCTGCGCCGGGGTTATTGCCCGCCGCCGCGCCTCCGCCAGAAGCATTCGTCGCCAGGTTGGAGAACGTCCCAGGAGGTCCGCCCTGGCCACCGGCCTGGCTGTTGTTCAGCGTGCCG